CTAATAGCTCTATCTATTGGATTTCTAATAATGGTAACACCATTTAATTTTTTGTTGTTGTTTTTATACAATAAAAATGGATGCATAGCAAAATGACCAGAAATTAGTTTTGAGTTCAACATGTCTTCATGATTTACATATTGTATATTATTGACAAAAGTGTTTTCACCTTTAAAAACTTCCTTTAATTCGGACTGAAGTGATATCCCAGAGGTTTTTGTAATGTGTAAAAAGTATAGGCTTTGCTTGTTAGAAATATTATCAGTGGTAATTTTTTTTACTACTTCGCCACCTTTAATTTTCATGCCATGTTCTAAATCACTAAAGTTTAGATTTCCTATAAATAAATCTTTTGTAAAACCACTTGTGTGTGGCTCATTGTTATGAACACCTTCAATTTGAAAAATGTAATTTTCTGGGTAAGATATTCCATTAACATAATTAGTCAACTTTTTCTTCCTCTGATGAATACGAAGGGGCTGGGCCAAGCAAAAATCCTTGGTCGTGATACTCAACCATCTTAGATGTCTTATCAGATCCAACAATTTCATTTGAAATTAAACTTAGCAAATCATAAATTCTGTGAAGCATTATATAATTTACCATAGGAAGATTATCTTCTATATTTTGACTATCTTGGTTTTCAGTCATTTTTTACCCCTTTAACTATAGAAACAATTTTATCATAATATGAAGTTCCTATAAAATTTTTGTAATTACAAGAAAGGCAATATAAATATATTTCATCATTTAAATTTAAATTACAAAGAAGAGAGCCTTGATCCATAGGACATTCAAGTCTTGGAACAAGGCCCTCCTCAGATAAAGCTATATATTTAGATACGTATTGTATCCGCAGCAAATTTTGCTCCTTAAGCTTTAGGGAATTGGGTTAACAATTCCTTGGCTTTACCTATTGAGTTAGGCCAAGATGACCAATCGATTCCGCCTTTGGTCATATGATACGTTATCTCTGCATTTGTTACTGGATCAAATAGTTCCTTATTTGAAACTAAATTAAATTTTTCTTGTCTGTCTATGCCAAGTTCCCCAAGCATATTGATTTGAAAAATTCCATAAGATTTGTCTCCAGTTGATCTATTGTCGTTTAAAGCCATTGGTCTCCCGTTTGACTCTACACGAGCAACAGCCCAAGCTGTTTTTAAAGCCATTCCTTCAAAACCAACAGCCCATAAAAGATCTTTTAGGTCTTCAGCTGCAAGCATTTCAGAATGCTTATAAGTGTCATTGCTGAACTTATTTAGTATTTCTCTTTTTAGTTGTATTTCGGTTTTTTCTGTTTTTACTTCTAAGGCCTGAGTAACAGTTGGTCCAGGCTGGACGGAAAATAGAAATAATGTTATTATTGCTATTGCGGCCCAGTTATGTACAACATCACTAAGTCTTTGTTTTACTTTCTCCATTGGCATTTCCTCCTTTAGAGATAACGAACTATAATAATACCATTGTAATTAAAGCAGTGTCAAGCCAGTCAACTAGAAAGATTATATGAATATATCATTCTCTACAGTAATTGCTAACCTAAGAACTAAAAACGGATACGGCTATGCCTCAGAGAATATAATAAAGTCATTAAATAACTTAGGACACTTTGTTCCATTTCAAGACCCAAAGTCTAAAATACAACTAAACTTTTCACAGCCATCACATTTTAAGTTACATAAAAATCAGTATCAGATTAGTTATACCCCATGGGAGTCAACTGTGATTCCAAATGAGTGGAAGTACTATATGGATTCATGCGACGAGATATGGACAACCTCAGATTGGTGTGCAAATGTATTTGAAGATAACGGATACAAAGTTTCAAATGTATACCCACATGGAATAGATCCAATTTGGAAGCCATATAAAAGACCAGATGATGGGATTATAAAGTTTTTACACATAGGAGAACCAGCCCCAAGAAAAGCTGGACAAATGGTCGTTGATGCTTTTATTACATTGTTTGCAAATAATCCAAATTATTCTTTAACAATAAAGGCAGACCAAGTTAATACAACAAGAGTTTTTAATAATTACATAGATAAAAACATAATAGGGTCTCCTGAAAAAATATATTCAAACATTCATTTAGTTACAGATGTTTTAAGCATTGAAGAGTTAGTTAGTTTATATCACTCTCATGATGTTTTAGTTTATCCAAGTTATGGAGAAGGGTTTGGGTTTATACCGTTACAAGCTCTTGCAACTGGAATGCCAACAATATCAACTGGAAAATGGGCACACTATAAAAAATATTTAGGGCCACTAGAATTAAAATCAGAAACAATTAATTCTCCTTGGCCATTTCCACATAGTGGAAAAGTTTTTGAACCAAACTATAAACATCTACTTGAGCTAATGAGAGATGTCTCTTTAAACTTTAAACCTTATTCAAGTTACTACTATACTCAGTCAACTAATATTCACAAAGAGTATAACTGGGACCAGTTGACTAAGAATGCATTTAAAGGAGTTATTAAAAAGTTTTCTTAAGGTCTTCCCTCTATAAATAACATTTGATACAATTAGACTTCAATCAAATTTAATTTATCTGCTAGGCGGAGGAAAAGGTCTATATGTCACAAGTAATTGAAAACCCATATGAAAATTTTATTGCGTTATCACGATACGCAAGGTGGATGCCAGAAGAAAATCGTCGTGAAACTTGGGGAGAGACAGTAGATAGATACTTTGCGTTTATGCTTGATCATTTGTTCAAAGATCACGCATACGAGCCAAGCACAAAGCTAATTGAAGAATTAAAATCTGCAGTTTTTAATAGAAATGTAATGCCTTCTATGAGATCAGTAATGACTGCAGGTGCTGCATTGGAAAGAGATAATGTTGCTGGATACAACTGTTCATTTGTGCCAGTAGATAATCCTCGTTCATTTGATGAGACAATGTATATTCTTATGTGTGGCACAGGAGTAGGATTTTCTGTTGAGTACAAGTATGTTAATAAGCTTCCCGCACTTCCAGACTCATTTGAAAAATCAGATACAGTTATTGTAGTAGAAGATTCAAAGCAAGGTTGGGCAAAAGCTTATCGAGAACTACTTGCGTTACTTTGGACAGGACATATACCAGCGATAGATGTTTCTAAAGTCCGCCCTGCAGGAGCAAGACTTAAGACTATGGGTGGAAGATCATCTGGTCCACAACCGCTAGTAAATCTTTTTGATTTTACTATTTCAAAATTTAAAAACGCAGCTGGTCGCCAACTAAAGCCAATTGAAGCTCACGACATAATGTGTAAAATTGGTGAAGTTGTTGTTGTGGGAGGAGTTCGTCGCTCAGCAATGATTTCTCTTTCTAACATTAATGATATTGAAATGGCAGCAGCCAAATCTGGTAATTGGTGGGAGAATAATACTCAACGTGCACTTTCAAATAACTCTGTTGCTTACTCACGTAAGCCAGAGATGGAACAATTTATAGCAGAATGGAAAAATTTATATGACTCTAAGTCAGGGGAGCGTGGCATATATAATGTTGCAGCAGCGCAAGCCCAAGCAGCAAAGTATGGACGCAGAGATCCAGATATACACTACGGAACTAACCCGTGCTCAGAAATTATTTTACGTCCTTATCAGTTTTGTAACCTTTCAGAAGTCGTATTACGTGAAAATGATACAAAAGAAGATATTGCAAATAAAGTAAGACTTGCTACAATTCTTGGAACTTGGCAATCCACTCTTACAGACTTTAAGTATCTTCGTAAGATCTGGAAAGATAACACAGAAGAAGAACGACTACTTGGAGTTTCATTAACTGGACAATTTGGCCATAAGTTTATGTCTGGTAAGCAGGACATTGTTGCTTTAGAAGCTTACCTTATGTCACTAAGAGAATATGCTCGTGAAACAAATAAAGAAGAGGCTGGAAAAATTGGGATTTCCGAGTCTGCAGCTATTACTTGTGTAAAGCCTTCTGGAACAGTATCTCAATTGGTCGGGGTGTCTTCAGGAATGCATCCGTGGCATTCAAAATATTATATTCGTACAGTTCGTGGCTCAAAGGGAGACCCAATTTCTACATTCTTAAAAGAAGTAGGTATTCCAGTAGAAGACGATGTAATGAAGCCAGCAGACACATACGTATTTTCATTTCCAGTAAAAGCACCAGAGGGTGCAATTGTTAGAAATGATTTAACGGCTTTAGATCACCTAAATATTTGGCTAGTTTATCAACGTGCATGGTGTGAACACAAGCCATCAATTACTGTATCAGTAAAAGAAGAAGAATGGATGGAAGTAGGTGCCTGGGTATACAAGCATTTTGACGAAGTATCTGGAATTTCTTTCCTACCCCACTCAGACCATACATATAAGCAAGCCCCATACCAAGAAGTTGACAAAGCAGAATATGATGCACTTGTTGCAAAAATGCCTAGCAATATAAGATGGGAAGATTTATCTTTTTACGAGACAGAAGACGGTACTTCTGGAAGCCAGACTCTTGCATGCACCTCAGACGGAAATTGTGAGATTGTAGATATATCAGCATAGTAGTATAATATAGAAGGCGAAAGCCAAAAGGAGGCAAAACATGAATACATACGTAGAACAATTATTAGCAGCAGCAGGCACATACGGTAGAGCGTTTTTGGCAGCAGCCACCGCTTTATATATGACTGGAAACACAAATCCTAAAGATTTACTAGCAGCTGGAGTCGCAGCAATTGCGCCAGTAATTCTTAAGGCGTTGTCCCCAAGCGATCAAAGCTTTGGATTTAAAACAACAAAGTAATACAATAGATTAGGATAGCTCCTGTGCTAAAATAAGCATAGGAGTTTTCCTATTTTAGGAGATTTTGCAAATGGCAGTAAACAAGAATTTTGAAGTAGATCAAAATGCTACTTTTTCTTTTCAAGTTCAATATACTTTAGAAGATGAAGTAACACCAATAGAT